GGGTGGTTATTTATCAGCTTATAATTTTTTCACGATAGACACGCCCGTTGGTAAGTTCTATAAGACTGAGGGACAAGTGGCACAACCTTTTATGTACCCTGCCTTGAAAAATAATAGGGCTAAAGTTTTAGCTGAAATGGAAAAGTATTTAAGTAGGAAATTGAAGGAGATAACAAAATGATTAATGTTAAACCGTTAATATATAAAGAGTTATCTAAAATAGCGACAAATGTAACGGACACATACCCAGCTGATTGGGAGACATTCCCTGTTGTAATTTATTTAGAAGAGGAGAATAAACCTCATGAGTGGCTAGATAATGGAGTAGAAGAGACTACTTATTTACGTTACAAAGTCGATATTTTCGATAAGGAAAGTACTTCTAACATAGCCGTAGAAGTAGATAAAGTATTTAGTTCGTTAGGGTTGAAAAGAACAATGGCACAAGATATGCCAGACCCAAGTAACTTAAGACACAAAGTAATGAGATTTGAAGGGATATATGATCCTGATACAAATATAGTATATCAATATAGAACGGAGGGCTAATATGTTAGCAAATGGAATTAAATTAGAATACAGTGAATCAACAAGTGGTTATACTCTATTAACAGGGCTTAAAGAAGTACCTGAACTTGGGGTTGAGCCTGAGAAAGTAGAGAATACAACACTAGCTGATACTGTAAAACAATATGAGTTAGGAATTGGAGACGCTGGGGAACTAGAATACAAATTTAAGTATGAAAATAAAACAGCAACTTCACCATTTAGAGTATTACGTAAAGCTATGGACAGTAAAAAAGTTCTTAACTTTAAACAAACATACCCAGATGGTACAACAGTAACATTCAGCGGTCAAGTTTCAGTAAAACTTGGCGGTGGAGGTGTAAATGGTGTTATTGAATTTACACTTAAAGTTGCATTACAGTCAGATTTAGTATTCGCAGACGCTTCAGTAGTAATGTAATAAGATAAGAAAGGAAATTAACATAGATGACAAAGAAACCATACACAACTTGGCAAGTAGGTAATGAAGAATATAAACTGAAATTAACAACATCAGCAGTATGTAAACTTGAGGAGAATTTAGGGGTAAATATTGTTAAAATCTTTAATTTTAATGATGACTTCCCATTACCTCCACTAAAAACTATGTTATATGTACTCCATGCTGCTATTATAAAATATCACCATGGGTTAAAATTTGATGATGTAATGAATATTTTTGATGAATATTTAGACGAAGGACACGATCAAATGGATTTATTAATGGAAGTATTAATTCCGTTAATGCAAGACTCGGGTTTTATTCCGAAGGAAGAGAAGAAAGCGGAAAAAGTCAAAGTTCTAAAATAATAGAGACTATGACTGAATATATTGGGGAGTTATACCCTATTGCACTAGATGTAGGGATAACTCCTACTTTATTTTGGGAATATTCAATACAAGAAATAACAGATATTATCGATAGTAGAAATCGTGTATTAGAATTTAACAGAAAAAATGAATATATCCGTGATTATTATTTGGCTAAAAGTGTTGTTGAATGGTTAGCACCTATGTTAAGTAAAGACGCTAAACCACCCGAATTATGGAATTGTGCTCCTGACTATGTTTTTGAGAAAGAAAAAGAAGAAATCGAGAAAAAACGTGTTGAGTATGAATTAGAATTACATAAGGAACGAATGAGAGAATTTGCAATGAGGTTTAATTCTCAACGGGCTAATAATATGCTATAATCTCTAATAGGAGGTAATGTATTATGAGTAAAGAGAATAATTTTACAATGCCGTTAATGTGTCCGCAATGTAATTCACAAGATATTCAATTTCAATTAGTAAACCATCAAGATTTAAAGCCAAGAGGAAAAAGTTTTCTATGGTGGATAACAATAGGTTGGGTGTGGGTTTTATTTAAATGGGTAGTTTTTTATTTGATATTGGGAATATTTGTAATTCCATTTAAGTTTTTATTGCCGAAGAAATATAAAATACAAAACACAGTTAAAAACTATAAAATTTGTAAGCATTGCGGATATCATTGGAAATAATCAAAGTTAAAGTCAATCAATAATGATTGGCTTTTTTATTTTACCTGAGAAAGGAGGAACAAATGGCAACATTAGAAGAATTAAAAGTCGTGATTAATGCTGAATTGAAACCATTTCAACAAAAAATGAAAGAAATGGAGAATACAGTAACTCAATCTACTAATAACGTAAAAAATAAGCTTGGCGGGTTAAAAAATACGTTTTCAAGCTTAGCGAAAGTAGCTGCTTTAGGTATATTAGCTAGAGAGTTGTATCAATTAGGTAAATATTCTGTTCAAACAGCGTTAGAAGTTCAAGCTTCTATGAACCAAATTCAACGGCTTATGGGTGAAAGTTCTCAAGCTTTCTTAAAATGGGCTGAGAATAATGCATTAGCTTTTAATATGAGTAAGGCTGAAGCTATAAAATACGGATCAACCTATGGAAATATACTAGCTGGTTTCATTAAAAATCAGGATAAATTAGCAGGATATACAGCTAAACTGTTAGAAACATCTTCAATCATTGCACAGGGAACAGGACGAACTATGACTGACATTATGGAACGTATCCGAAGCGGTTTACTTGGTAATACTGAAGCTATTGAAGACTTAGGGGTAATGGTTCAAGTTAAAATGATTGAAAGTACTGAGGCGTTTAAAAAGTTTGCTAATGGTCAAAGTTGGGAACAATTAGACTTCCAAACACAGCAACAAATAAGGTTGATGGCAATTTTAGAACAAGCAACAAAACGTTATGGCGATACATTACAAGATAACGTCAACAATAGAATATCAACATTTAAAGCTTTAATGAAAGACTCAGCATTAAATATTGGTAATGCGTTTTTACCTATAATTAATGCTATTATGCCTATTTTAAATGCATTTGCTAGTGTTATTCGAACAGCAACGGCGAAGTTGGCTGAATTCATTCAATTACTATTTGATAAAAAAGTAAGTAGTACTGATGGAGTTGCAGGGGCTGTAAATAATGCTACCCAAGGGTTGCAAGGTGCAGGGAATGCGGCTGGAGATTTAGCTGATAATTTAGACGATGCTGGTGGAGGAGCTGGAAACCTAGCTGACAATGTAGGTAAAGCAGGTAAAGCCGCTAAAAAAGCAGTAAAAGAACTAAGAGGTTTAATGGGGTTTGATGAAATTAACCTATTAAATAAAAAGAATGATGACTCTGACGACAACTCTGGAGGAGGTGGCGGAGGAGGTAAAGGCGGTAAAGGAAAAGGTGCTGGCGGTAAAGATATTTTACCTGATATAGACATTTCTGACAGAGGTACAAAATATAACACTATGTTTGATGGACTTCTTGAAAAACTTAAGCCTTTACTAGCTTTTCTTGAACACTTAAAAAACTTATTTAAACTTGGTTGGAAACTTACTTTTAGAGAAGAAGGTATTGAACAACTAAAAAAATCACTTATGGGCATTAAAGAGTCATTAGAAATAATATTTGGTGATGGACTAGTAGCAAGAACGGCCGGAACATTCTTAGAACGACTAGCATTTGCATTAGGACAAACAACAGCGGCGTTAGCTAACGTTGTATTAGGGATAGCCGTATTTATTGCTGAAAGTCTTAATAAATCGTTGCAGGAAACTAGACTTGATATTAAAAGTTGGCTAATGCGAAGTTTCTTAGAAATGGGAGATATAGTAGGAAGTATTGGTAATATTGCCGCTGATATCTCAAACATTTTCTATGATACTATTACCAGCCAACCATCAACAGATATTGGAGCTAATATAATTTCAACATTAACATACGCTACCATGGGTGTAACTGATGTAGGATTAAAATTAGGTCGTGACATCCTCGCAGGGATAGAAAAAACAATTAGTGAAAATAAAGATAAGGTTACTCAAGCCTTTACTGGAATTCTAGAAGCAATTAAGCCAGTTACAGAAACTATAAAAGATTTTGTAAAAGATGGTTTTGCTATATTTAATAAGGTTTACGATGAACATATTAAGCCGTTTATTGATTCATTTTGGAGTGGAATTTCTAAAATAACAGGTGTTTTAATTGACTCATTCAACAATTACATCAACCCAGTTTTAAAAAAATTAGGTGATAGATTCCAAAATACTTATCAAAATTATATCAAACCAGCTATGGAAAGTATCGGAAACCTGATAGGTACAGTTTTCGATATACTAAAAAAACTATGGGAAAATATATTAGTACCATTTCTTAGCTTTTTAGCTGATAATGTATTTCCAGTAATTGCTCCTATAATTGAACGAATAGGAACTTTCTTCTTAACTAATATTCAGATGATAATTTCTAAATTTAAGTTAATAGTTGATGTTATTACAGGAGTACTTAAAATTCTTGAAGGTATCTTCAGTGGTGATTGGGCTAAAATTTGGGAAGGTGTGAAAGATATATTTGTTGGTGTTTGGGACTTTATAGTCGGAGTTATTTCAACTGTTTGGGAACAAATTAAAACTGTTGTTGAAACTGGATTTGATATAGTGAAAGCCATTATTAAAGTTATTCTAGACACTATAGTTTTATATTTTACAATTGCATTCAACTCTGTAAAAGGTGTTTGGGAATTAATTGTTAGTTTCTTCCAAGGTTTATGGGATGGAATAGTAACAATATTCTCAGTTGTAGGAACTTGGTTCACAGAACGTTTCAAAGAAGCATGGGATGGTTTAACAAATATATTTAAAATAATAGGTCAATGGTTTAGTGAAAGATGGAACGAGGTTAAAAACATTCTATCTCCTATAGGTCAATGGTTTAAAGATAAATTCCAAAGTGCTTGGGATGGTCTGATAGGTATATTTAAATCATTAGGCTCTTGGTTTGGAGCAAGATGGAACGATGTAACAAATGCACTTAGTAATGTTGCTAGTTGGTTTGGAAATACCTTCACTAATGCATATAATGCGGTTAAGAATGCATTTAGTTCTATAGGATCATTCTTCAGCGGTGTATGGTCTACTGTTAAGAATATATTTGTAAATGCTGGTCAAATGGTCGGAAGTGCTGTTGGTGGAGCTTTTAAAGGGGCGGTTAATGCCGTATTAGGAACTATTGAGAGTATAGTAAATGGATTTATTGATATGATTAATGGTGTAATAGGAGTTATTAACGCTATACCGGGAGTTTCATTAGGATATATCAACGGAATTAGTTTACCAAGGCTTGCTCGTGGTGGTATTGTTGACAGCCCAACTATTGCAATGATTGGGGAAGCTGGTAAAGAAGCGGTTGTACCTCTTGAAAATACTGGATTCTTACAAACAATGGGACGTGTTGTAAGTAGTGCTGTTGCTGATGTAATTGGAAACAACCAACCAACCTCAGGCGGTTTAACTGGTGATATCGTGATCCAGTTAGGTGGTACTGAGTACGCTAGATTTACAATTGATGAAATCAATAAAGAACAGGAAAGAGTAGGTCAAACTCTTATAAAAATTTAGGAGGAACAATATATGGCAAAGTTAATTATTAAT